CATCCGCCGCGCCAACGGTGACAACGTGCTCGTTCAGGCCGGGGATCGGTGGATCACCCTGAAGGGCAATGAGAAAGTATTGAACCAACGCCAGCAACGCAAGGCCGAAGCCATCGCAGGCCCTTCAATCTGGTCCGACATTGGCGTGCCGGGATACCGCGCGGGCAAGACGGGCTTTGCTGGTGGTGGAAGCATTGACGGCGCGGGCGGAGGCGTGACGTATAGTGCCGGAACGGGTATCCGCGCACCCTTAGAGGACCTTATTGGTGATGTGATGCGCCTAGAGATAGCCAACATTCAGCGCAGCATACGCGCCGGGCTTGGTGGTTTCGTGGGTGGCGTTGATACGCTTGTTTCCGCATTGGGCACCCCGCGACCTTCGCCTGAATCCGTTGTGGCTGGTGATCTTTCAACAGTAATGCGTATGTTCGCCGAACGCCCTATCTCTGTGAGCGTGGAAGAGATAAACCGAGTTCAACAGCAGGTTCATGTAACGGAGGCAGCGAGCCGCGCATGAACCCACTCATCACCAAGTCCCTGTTATTGCTTGCCGACAAGCTAGGTCCATCACCTACGCCGCAGCGCGTGCTTGAGGTTTTGCACGAGGTGGGTATCGCGAATGAAATAGACCTGCGGGCCTACGTTGTGGGCAGCACGTTTTACACCATCTACGGCAGCGGAACGCGCACCGCGCGGGACATTGAACACGAGCTTGCCGCGCAGTACGAGTTGACCGTTGACGGCATTACCGCGATTCGCCTTCGCTACGCGAAAGGGCTTCGACGGAAGAGGCCGGGGCGCCCAAAGAAATCGTAAATACATTACGAACCTAGGGGTATTGCGGTCCGTGCCTTTGTGTCTGAGATGGCACACGGCACGAAACCACAGAAGGCAGTAGCCTACACGCAAATGATCGAGGGCGAACCCTCGGTGTTTGTGACTGGTTTCATCTACGAGGGCTTCGGCACCTACCTCGGCCAGTACGTCTACGATGCCTTTCAAGCCCACGGACCCGTCACGCTGTATATTAACAGCAACGGCGGCATCCTTGGCGAAGCGTTCGCCTTCTATGACTTCGTGCGGGCCAAGGGCATCGCACTGAATGTCGAGGTGTTCGGCACCGTTGGGAGCGCCGCCACGATCATCGCAGCCGCCGCAGGTCGGGAGAACATCCACATCAGCGAGAACAGCGACTGGTTCGTTCACCGCGTGTATTTCGTGAACGAGTGGGGCGAACGTATCGACGGCAACCCCGAAGAGGCAGCACGCCTGAACGGTCTTCTGGTGAACGCCTACATGGTGCTCACCGGCATGGACGAAGCCGCCGTGAATGCCTTGCTCGACAAGGGCGACAACAACGCCAGCATCAGCGCCGCAGACGCGGTGTCTATGGGCTTCGCAGCGGACATCATTCCAGCGAGCAAGGCCGCAGCATTCAAGCAAATCGCGGAAGCGAACAAACCCAAGGACATGACCAAAGTAGCCGTGAAGCTCAACTTCGGGAAGGCCGTCGCTGCCGCACTAGGCAACGAAGTGACCACCGAGATCGACGTTGACGCCGCCGTAGCCGCGCAACTCACCGAAAAGGACGAAGAGATCGCGACCCTAAAGGGCCAGATCGCAACGCTTGAAGAGGCCACGAAGCCTGTAGATGGCGCCGTGGATGCCGCGACCATCGCCGCCGAGCTGGAGACTGTGAAGGCACAGAACGAAGAGCACGTGAAGGCCATCGCCACCAAAGAGGCCGCACTGGCTGAAAAGGAAACGGCGCTGAACGAGGTGAGCGCGAAGCTCGCTGCTGCTCTGAAGCCAGCCGCTGGTCCGACCATCGGCACCAACGCCTCCGCTGCGGTGGCCGGTATGCCGAACAGCACACCAGAGAACCCCAACGTGATCGCCTTGCGCGGCGCATTGGCCGCTACACCAAGCCTTCAAAAAGCCAAGTGATGGGCACCGTGAAGTACCTGAACCCCGAAGGCGTCGAAGTATCGGTGCCTGAAGATGACGCCCCTTGGTTCGATGAACAAGGATGGCAGCGCGTAGGTAGCGAAGCTCCTGCAAAGAAGACCAAGAAGTAAACACCCAACCCCGAAACACCGCAAATGGCCGACTTGATCACCCACAGCCTCACGTTCTCCAAGGAGAGTGTGAGTGAATACTTCCTGAAGCCCCTGTTCGTTGACAGCGACATCCGCGCGCTCGTCAGCGTGCGAACCGACCTGAAGACCGGCGAAAAGCTGGACATGATCGGCAAGCTGTCCAAGATCACCAAAGGCTACGCCCAAGGCGCGGCCTTCACGCCTTCAACGGGTGTGACCGTAACGCAGAAGACAGCGACGGTCGTAACCATGAAAGCGGAGGTGTTCCAGAACGGACGCGCCTTCCTGAACTGGGTGAAGCAAGAAGCCCTCAAGAAAGGCTACGCAGAGAACGACATCAACGGCACCATCTTCGAGCAGATCGTTCTTGCGGTGTTCATGCGCGGTCTCATGTCGGACCTGAACCGTCAACTGTTCTTCGGTGACGTCACCAAGGAGGTGTTCGTGGGCCTCGCCCCCGGTGGCACCTTGGATGCCGACTACAAGGAATACGACGGCCTGTGGACCCGCGTGATCGACGACGTGAACGCCACGACCATCCCGGCTGCTCAGAAGTTCAATGTGAACGTCACCGCGTTGCAGGATTCGGTGGCTGTTGCCAACGTCCGCACCGTGACCGTGACCGGCACGAACGGCACGGCGAACATCGCCATCAACGGCACCAACTACCTCGCCACGTTCGCCACCGACTTGACCACCACGGCGGCCAACTGGGTCACGGCCTTCGCTGCCACCATCGCAGCCCGTCATGGCGGCGTTGTGGTGACCAGCTCCGGCGCTGCGATCACGGTGACCTCCGGTGTACCGGGCCAAGGCGTTACCGCCACGATCACTGGTGTATCGGGTGACCTTGGTGGATCGGTAGCCAACACAACCGCCACGGTCCAGAACACCACCCTGAAGGCCGCCGCTGGCAAGGCGATCCTCAAGGGCCTTTACGACAAGATGACCCCCGAACTGCGTGAGCGCATGATGGAGGCCCGCTACATCGTGACGGGTTCCGTGATGGACGCCTACATCACCGACTTGGAGTCGGACGGCACCGAAGCCGCACACATGAAGGTGATCGACGGCGTTCGCTCGATCTCTTACCGTGGCATCCCGGTGATCGAACGCCGCGACTGGGACGTTCACATCGCTGCGGACTTTGCAGGTGTGCGCCCTCACCGCGCGATGCTGGTGCTGCCTGAGAACCTGATCGTGGGCACGGACGCCACGAGCGACGTGACCAATGCCGAGATGTGGTACGACCAGAACACGCAGGAGAACAAGTTCCGCGTGGAATACAAGGCCGGAACGCAGTATCTGCACCCCGAGTACGTCACGGTCGCCTACTGATCACCAACACCGAAACAACGAACGCACATGGCTTGCACACTTGCAACCGCATACGACGGCACGACAGCCTGCCCACCCCCTTCGCCCGGCATTGACGAGGCTCAGGTGTGGTTCGGAAATCGCGCCGATCTGACCTTCACTGGACCAACAGCCAACGTATACAGCGACCTGACGGGCGACCTGTATCGTTGGAAGGTCCACAACAAAGGCGTGAACTACACAGACACCTTCAGTGAGAACGAAACGAGCGGCGCCGGTTCATGGGCACCTTCGTTCAACTTCCGCCTGTTGGGCTTCGATGGGGCTACGTCGAACGCGGTTGAAAAGCTGCGCGGCGTTGACATCGTGGTGATCTTCAAAGCCAAGAACGGCAAATACATCGTGGCCGGTTCTCAGGGCGGGTTGCGACTGAAGACCAACGAGACAGGAAGCGAAGCCGACACCCTTGGGGAGACGGTATCGGTCGGTGGCGATGAGGAACCCGGCAAACACCGTCAGCTACTGGACACCGACGCCGCCACTACGCTCGCACTGTTGGTAAGCCTCGAAGCATAAGAACCATGGCAGACCAGACCACACCAGTAGCAACGGCCAAGGCCGTGAAATACACCTTCAAGGGTGGTGCGAAGATGATGCAGCACCCGTTCTTGGGAGCTATCACGATCGAGCACCTGAACGGCCCCAAGGGCGAGACCTTCATCAAGGCTATCAAAAAGCTTGATGAGCAGAAGGCAAAGACCAAAGAAGGGTATAGGCCTTGGATGGACCAATTCGTTGAGACCTCCAAGTAATCCCTTCACACCCTGACGCGCGACTGGGGCGGGTAGCGAAAACTGCCCGCCCCTTTTGCTAAGGACCATGAGCGAAGGAACCAACAGCAGGATAGGGGCCACACGGCGCGCGATCCGCGTGGTGAGCCACAAGCCCTTAGCGGTGAACGCCTCGCTGGGCAACACCCCCAACATCGGCACGGAGATCCAGCCGGGCGAAAAGTGGGTGCGCTTTGGGCGGCAGAACCTATTCCCGGAGTTTGTGGTGGGCCTTGCCCACAACTACCAGCCGGTCCTTTCTGCCATTGACAAGATGGCCCTCTACTTGGCGGGGGAAGGGATCGAGTTCGTAGACGCGGCGGGAAAGCCCGTAGAGCAGGACGCGGCGATCTGGGCGGAGCTGATGCAGTACGAAGGCGAGGGGTCTTTCTTGCGCAGCACCTTCAAAGACCTTGTGATGATCGGCGCCCGCTCCTTTGAGGTGGCCTACGATGGGCAGGGGAAGCGGATGCCAGCGGCGGTGTACCACTTGGACGCCACGCGCCTTCGCCTTGGGGAGAAGAACGCGGAAGGCATCATTGAAACGATGTACTGGAGTTCCAACTGGGAACTGTGGAGGGGCAACAAAGAGAAGTACAAGGCCCAGGAGCTGCCCAACTGGCAAACGGCTGTTGAGGGGCGTGAGCGCCTAGACAAGTACGTGAGCTATGCGCGACTGAAGATCCCCGGACAGGACTACTACGGATGGCCCTGGTGGATCGGTGCGCTCACCGATATGGAGGTGGGGGCACGTATTCCGCATTTCAACCGGACGCAGCTCGATACGGGGTTCCGCCCCGCGTTCCACATCCATGTGTTCACTGACAAGGACGATGCGGACCTGTCGGAGCTTGACAGTGACGTGGAGGCCATTTTCACGGGTGTTGATGGCAAGACCTACGTGGTCACGCACGGCACAGTGGGTGAGGGCGCCCCGCAACTCACAAAGCTCGAAAGGGGCGACCACGCCGGGGAGCTTGACAAGATCGGGGACCGTTCGGAGCTGATTGCTTACAAGGCCATCGGCATCCCGCCGATCCTTATGGGTGCGGAGGTGAAGACAGGTATGGGAGGTCAGGAGCTTGCCATTCAGCAGAGCATCACTATGTTCCAACGCACCGTGTGTATGCCTCAGCAACACATGGTCACGCTAGATGCGTGGAAGCTCGTGAAGATGCGCGGCGGAACCTCTGTGAAGGCACGCATCAAGCAGCTTCGACCGATCGACGATGCCACGGATGCGGTGTTGCAGCGTCAAGCCTACATCGCAAGCACCACCGTTGGC